GTCGGCACCGCGTTAAAACCGGCGACGGCGGCGGCTACCGGGCTCGGGACCGCGAGCGCCGTCAGCACGGGGTCGACGGCGGGTTCGGGCGCCGCGAGCGGCATCGGCATTGCCGCAGCCGTCGGGCGTTCATTCGCTGCCGCAGTGGCCAACGCTGCCGGCGTCGGGACGGCAAGCGCGGTCGGTCAGTCGGTCATCAATTTCCAAGCCGGCACCGGAACCGCGGCCGGAACCGGCACAGCTAACGGCGCCGGCCGCTCGACCGCGGCGGCTGTCGCGTCGGCGGTCGGTATCGGCATCGCGACCGGCGACGCCGGCGCCGAATTTATTCGCCGTGACCACAGCGCGCGGACAGTGCCAACGACCGGCGATGGCGCCCAACGGCGATCAGCGATCGCGGCGCGATATCCTGGATCGGGACCATGGCGGCGGGTTGCATGATGGACATCGTCGGCGAATTGCCAGTCTGGTGCGGGCGGCGCCGTTATTGGGAACCGGTGCGGTGGGCGCGCACGCCGGAGCAAGATATTGCTGTCGGATTATTTCGCAAAAAACATTCTCAAGGCTGGCAAAATGATTGGTATTTGCTTTTTCGTCGCCTCGGCGAAGATCAAATCCATTATCAGTGGCAATTTTCACAATCGTTCCAGACATCCGGCACGTCGGTCACTCTCAGTTCGCTTTCGCCAGCATGGAACAATGCCAACAATTCTGTCGAGGGTCTTGGCGCCGGAGGGTCTGGTGCGGCTGGTCAACAAAATAATACAGTAACTAATACGGGCGGGGGCGGGGGAGAATACCGAAAAATATCTAACTTCACTGATCCTGGCGGCGCAACGCCGATGGTTATTGGTCAGGGAGGCGCCGCAAAGACAAACGTGGCAGGTGGTGGAATACAAAGTCTGTCTGGTGCTGCTGGAACTGACACGACATTCAACACCAGCAGCCTAATCGCGAAAGCCGGCGGCGGGGGAGTTTTTGGCACGCAGCCGCAAAACGGTGGCACGAAGGGGACTGGCGGCACTGGTGCAGCAGCAAACAATGACGGTGGCGCCGGCGGCGCCAGCACTTCCGGCTCTGGGTCTGCCTCTGGCGGCGGCGGTGCCGGTGGCCCGAATGGGGCTGGCGTGGCGGGAACCGCCGTTACTTCTACCACTCCTACTGCTGGCGGTCAGGGCGATGGCGCATCAGGCGGAACTGGTGGAACGATAACTAGCAATGTCGGCAGCAATGGCAATCCGGGAACTGAACTAGGCGACAGTGTACACGGTTGCGGTGGCGGCGGCGCCGCCACGCGTGTGAGCACTAATGCTACGGCGGCGGCGGGGTCCGGTGGTCTCTATGGTGCTGGTGGCGGCGCTTGCTACAACGGCAGCAGTGGCAATGGTTCTGCCTGTCAATCTATATCCGGGGCGGGCGCTAACGGCATCATCGTCCTAACGTGGACGGCGGACACCGGAAGCACGGCGACCACAAGCGGCGTCGGTGCCGCTGCAGCAATTGGGATCGCAACTGCTGCCGCTAACGGCGCTGCGGCTGGCACAGGTGCGGCGAGCGCTGTCGGGGCTTCCACAGCGGCGATTGCGGCAAGCGCCAGTGGTACCGGCACTGCCGCGGCGATCGGCACCGGCATTAAATCGGCGACGAGCTCGACGGCCGCGGGACTCGGCACGGCCGTCGCAACAGCAATGGCGATTTTTGCCGGCGTCGGCAACGCTGCAAGTCTCGGCACTTCGTCGGCTATAGGCACCGGGATCAATGCGGCGGTCGGCGCTGCAACTGGCATCGGCACGGCAAGCGGCACGGCGCCAGCGGCCGGCAGTATCGGCCAAGCATCTGGAACAGGAATAGCAGTCGCCGCAGGTACCGGCATCAATATGGCCAGCGCGGCAGCGAGCGGCGTCGGCGCAGCGAGCGGGATCGGACGCGCGACGGCGGCGAGTTCAGCAAACGCAAGTGGCGTCGGCGCGGCCACTGGGATCGCCGATAGTGGCGCGGGAACCGGCACAGCAACTGGCATCGGCGCCGCAGCCGCGGCGTCTGTCGCCATTATCGCGGCCGTCGGTAATGCGGCCGGCGTTGGGGCCGGAAGCGCGACGGGGCGTTCAACAATCACGAGCACCGGTGCGGCCTCCGCGGCTGGCGCTGCCGCAGCGGTCGGCTCCGGTATCAAGCCCAGTGCCGGCACGGCCGTAGGACTCGGTGCAGCGACATCCATCGGCCGCGCGACTGCGGCGAGCTTGGCGATCGCAACCGGTGTCGGCGCAGCAAGCGCGTTGTCCGATCTTGGAACGGCCATTGGCAATGCTGCAGGCATCGGCGCCGCAGCTGCTGTCGGGATGAAAGTTTTGGGCGGCGTCGGCAACGCCGCTGGTTTCGGTCTAGCGAGTGCCAATGTTATTTCAACGCGGGCTGGCGTCGGCAATGCCGCGGGTGTTGGCACGGCAACTGCTAGTCGTGCATTGATAATCGCAGCGGTCGCCAATGCGACCGGAATCGGATCAGCGCAAGTCGTGAGCACGCCGACCAGCATCAGGCAGGATCACGGGCAACGATCCTCGCCAAATATGGCTGTGGGCGGTGGATTCGGGTCAAATCAACCGCACCGCACTGGCGCCGGCCCGTGGAAACGCGTCGCATGAACAAAGCCGCAGAGCTCGGGCCGGCGACGATTCCATGGTGGCAGGATTGGCGCGGCGAATGCGTCGCCATCCTCGCCGCGGGTCCGAGCGCGAAGCAACAGCCGATCGAGCTCCTACGCGATCGCATCCATGTCGTTGCAATCAACGAAAGCTATAAGCTCGCGCCATGGTCCGAAATTCTCTATTCGTGCGATTTCGCCTGGTGGCAGGCGCACAAGGGCGCCAAAGATTTCGCCGGCCTGCGGTTGTCACACGATCTGCGCGCCTGTCGCGAATACGGGCTGCATCGGGTCATGATCGAGCAAGTCGGCAGCAATGATGTTTTGCTCGATCAGCCTACCTACGTCGGCGCCGGCGGCAATTCCGGCTTTCAGGCTTTTAACTTGGCGCTGCAGTTCGGCGTTACCGGCGTGATGCTGATCGGCGTTGATTGCAGTCTCGATCACGGCATGCACTGGCACGGCATTCACCGCATGCCGATGAGCAATCCGATGGAAATCAACGTCAAGCGCTGGCGCCAGGCGTTCGACGGCGTCGCGGCTCGCGTGCGCGCTCTCGGCATCGACGTGGTCAATTGCTCGGAAATTTCCAAATTGACCGAATATCCTAAAATGACGGTGCCCGAAGCGCTCGAACGGTGGCAACTATGATCAGAATTTTTGTCGGCACGCCGGCGAATAATGAGGACTTGGAATCGCAAGCAGTACTCGAATGGAGCATTCGCAAGCGCGCAAGCGAGCCGGTCGAGATCACATGGATGAAGGCGAGCAATGACCCGGCCTCGACCTGGCACGGCTGGCTAATGCGCAATTGGGCGACGCCGTTCTCGGGATTCCGGTGGAGCATTCCGGAGCATTGCGGCTTTGAAGGCCGCGCGATCTATCTCGACATCGACATGATCCTGCTCGCCGACATTGCCGAGCTCTGGCACCATCCAATCGGCGAGCGCGAAGTTTGTGTTGCGAAAAATCCGTCGACGTTCTGTTGCACGCTTTGGGATTGCGAAAAGGCGCGGCGTTATCTGCCGGCGGTCAAAACTTTGAAAGCCGAATATGGACTCTATGCGCGAGTGAAGCGCAATTTGCCGCCGGGCTCGGTGGCGCCGTTCGCAAACGGCAATTGGAATTGTTTGGATGGCGAGCATTACCAAAGCTTGCTCGATCCCGATCTGAAAATCCTACATTGCACCAGCATTCCGACGCAGCCGCAATTGCGTCACGCGCTGCCGCGCCTCGCCGCGGCTGGCGGTCAGCATTGGGCCAGGCAACAGCCGCAGCCGCATCCGCGCGCCGATGTTGTCGCGTTGTTCGACGCCATGCTCGACGAGGCGAAGGCGAACGGCTTCACGCCGGAAAGATATCAAGCCAAACCGTTCGGCAATTATCGTCGGTGAGCAATGTGGGAATCGGGGACGAATTAATGGCGACAGGCCTCGCCCGCGGTGCGGCGGCGCGCGGCAAGCGCATTGCGTTCGGCGACGGCCGCCGGCTGATTTGGGGGCCATGGTGCGAGCAAGCATTCCGGTACAATCCGAATATCGCGCACGGCGTCGGCCGCGGCGAGCTCGTCGAATGGATCGCGTGGCACAAAGGCAAACGCTGGTACAATCAACCGGGCAACGGCCGCTGGATTTGGAACTATGAGTTCGCGCCGACGCCGGGCGAATTCTATTTCGACGACGCCGAAAAGACTTTCGCCGTGCGCCGCGCCGGCGTGCTGATCGAGCCGAACGTGCCTTGGCATAAAAGCGTCGCCGTGAACAAGGATTGGGGCATCGCCAAATATCAGCTGCTCGCCGATCGCTTGCGCCTGGGCGGGCTGCGGGTTTTTCAATTCAGCTACGGCAAGCTGCGCCTGGCCGGCGTCGAGCAAATTCAGGTCGACAACTTCCGCGAGGCCGCCGCGGCGCTCGCCGGCGTCGATTTCGCCATTGTCCCGGAGGGCGGCTTGCATCATGCCGCCGCCGCGGTCGGCACCAAGGCGATCGTTATTTTCGGCGGATTTATTCCGCCGGCCGTCACCGGCTATCCCGAGCATGTTAACTTGACCGGCGACGCGGACGCCTGCGGATCATGGCGGCAATGCTCACACTGCCGCGCGGCACTAAACCGGATCGAAGTGGAGGAAGTCTATGGCCACGCCATTAAGCTATGCGAACAAAGTGCAGCAGCATCCGCGCGAGCTTGATGAATTTGTGCAATTCGTTCGCGCCGAGCGGATAACGAGCTATTGCGAAATCGGCTGCAAATTCGGCGGACTTACTTGGCAAGTGGCGCAAGCGCTGACGCCGCGAGCTCGCATCGTCGCGGTCGACATGCCGAACCAGGCCTGGGGGCGATCGGATTCGGATGAGTCGTTGCGAAATTGCGTGAAGGCCTTGCGCGCGCTCGAATTCGACGCACATCTGTTCATCGGCGACAGCACTTCGCCGGCAATCGTCGATCACGTTAAAGCTCTGGCGCCGTTCGATTTGCTATTCATCGACGCCAATCATACTGAGTCGTATGTTCGCAAAGATTTCCAGGCTTATGGAGCAATGGCGAACATCGTTTGCTTTCACGATATCGGCTGGAACAATCCGACGCCGCCAGGACGATTGCCGATCGAGGTGCCGAAGGTTTGGGCCGATATCAAAAAGGTCTATCAGACCGCGGCGACGTTCAAGGAAATCAAATACGACAACGGCCATAACGGGATCGGAATCATGCGATGGGATCAGGCGCCGGTTTGACGGTCGCGACATGGATATGGGGCACCAAATACCGCGGCGACTATATCGCGCGGCTCGACTACGGCCTGCGCCGCAATCTGCGCTCGCCGTTCCGTTTCATCGTACTCAATCCTTTCGCCGCCGATATGTGGCTGCGCGACGGTTGCCTTTGCCGCATGCGCCTATTCGATCCGGGCTTTCAGGAAATCTACGGCATCAAGAACGGCGAACACGTCGCCGTGCTCGATTTGGATATCGTGATCACGGGGTGCCTCGATCCGCTATTTGAACGCGACGAATCGCTGGTGATCCTGGCCGGTGCCAACGCCGCCAATCCTTGCCCGTTCAATGGCAGCGTCATGATGATGACTGCCGGCGCAAACGTCGATCTGTGGGCCGACTTGAACGCCGACGTTTTGCAAACAATCCCGCGCTACGAATTCCCCGACGATCAGGGCTGGATTCATTTCAAACGGCCGAACGCGGCCACGTGGCAAGTCGGGTCGTCGAGCGGCATCTATGCTTTTCGCAAGCCGGGCTGGCCGCCAGGCGATGAGCTCCCCGTTGACGCGCGCCTGGTCGCGTTTCCCGGCCGCCGCGATCCGTCACAATTCACGCATTTGCCATGGGTTAAAAAGTTTTGGAGTTAAGATGATCGATCCGCACGATTGCGTGTTTTTTGTCCCGCCGAATTTGAAAAAATTCAAGCTCGATCTGTTCGAGCGCATCGCCCGGCATATTCGCGACCTAGGCGGGTCCGTCGTGCGCCACGACTATGAAAAGCTTTTAAGCCGCGCCGGTTCACAAATCCCGATCGTCGGTTGCTCGCCGCCGTTTGCGCAGGCAATCGAGCGCTGGAAAAAGCGGCGCATGCCGTGGATTTATTGGGATCGCGGTTATCTGCGGCGAATGTGGTCGAAAGGCCTGCCGCCGGCGGATCACACCATGCCAGGCGGCTATTACCGATGGCATGTCGGCGAATTTCAAATGTCGAAAATCCGCGACGTACCCGATGATCGATGGCGGGCGCTGCGCCTCGATGCCAGCGTGCGACCGTGGCGCACCGACGGCGACGCGATCGTCATCGCCGATACGCTCGCCGACTATTGGAACGTGCGCGGGCTTTCCGAGCGCTGGTCCTACGATGTCGCCGCGCAGCTGCGCACCGTCACCAAGCGGCCGATTTTCGTGCGCGACAAGGAAAGCAAGGTGCCGCTAAATCACGAGCTCGACCACGCGCCGGCGCATGCGCTGGTGACGCACGGCAGCATCGCCGCGGTCGAGGCCGCCATCATCGGCTTTCCAGTTTTTGTCGACGCATCGAGCGCGGCGGCTCTCGTCGGGCAGACCGATATTTGCGCCATCGAAAATCCGGTGCGACCGCCGCGGGAAAAATGGCTGCACAATCTGGCCTATAGTCAATTTACTGAAAAAGAGCTATGCGACGGCACACTGTGGAGACTCCTGCAGTGACGGAACAGGCGGCAAATATCGCGTTGTCGGCACTTCTGTTTGCCGGCATTATCGCCGCGGCTTTTCTCTTGCTTTGGATTTTCACATGAGAGGCGGCGAGCTCGACCGACTAGTCGTCATTCAACGGGCGACGGGCTCAATTTCGGATTCCGGCCAGCCGATCGACGCTTGGACATCGATCGGGCCGCCGCGATACGCTTCGAAAAAACCCGTGACCGGCATCGAGCGATATGGCTCGGCGCAATTGGAAGCCCGCGAGCAAATTGAGTTTCAATTGCGTTGGGCGGCCGATTTGGCTGATCTGCGCCCGGAGGATCAGATCATCGAGCCGGCCAGCGACGCCGCCGTTAATCCGGTCCCGCAGCGCAGCACTTATGATATCTTTGCGGTGCTCGAAATCGGCCGCCATGAAGGCTTGCGAGTGCTGGCGTTGCGGCGGCCCTAGTCGCGGCGCTGACTTCCGGCTAATTTCAATGCGCGACCAGGCGGCCTTACGAGGCCGCTTTGAAAGACATCCGCATAGCGTTTCGCGCGCTGTTGCTGGCCGATCCGACGGTCAACGCGCTGTGCGCCGGGCGCTGCTATCCCGTCGAATTGCCGGAAAATGTGCGCTCGCCGGCGCTCGTCTATTTCCGCGTTTCCGATTTCAGCGATTATCACATGCTCGGCGATTCAGGCCTGCAGCGAATATCGATGCAATTGGACTCCTGGGCGGAAAATCAGGACGCCTCTGTCTCGCTCGCCGATGCCGCGCACGACGTGCTGACCGGCTTTCGCGGCCGGGTGAATTACACCAGCGGCTTTGTCGACATTCGCGGCGTGTTTCAAACCAACGGCCGCGACCTATCGGACCACGTCACGCAAATGTTCAACATGAGCCGCGATTACCAAGTCTTTTATGCGGACCGTTGACATGGCTTTGACCGCGACGCAAACAATCTCGATCGAAGGCGTGTCGGAAACAGCCGCGGCGCTCGATGAATTTTCCAAGGCGACTTCGGCCAACATCTTGCGCCGCGTGCTGTTGGCCGCCGGCGCGCCGATCGCCGCCGCTGCGACCGCCCTTGCGCCGCGCGGACCGACCGGCGACCTGATTGCCTCGATCAGCGTCGCGCCGGCGCAACCGTCGAAAATGACGCGCAGCAGCCGCGGCGTCTACGACAAGCAAAGCCAGGTCGAGGTCGTGGTCGAGGCCGGCCCGGTCCGCGAATCGATAACCCAAGAATTTGGCACGATACACAATCCGGCAAAGCCGTTTATGCGGCCGGCCTGGGCGCAGCAACGCGGCCGGGCGCTGCAGATAGTAATCGAGCAATTATCGGTGGAAATCGAGAAAGCGCGGCAACGGGCGGCCCGCAAAACCGCGCGCATTGCGGCCGCCATCGGTTCCGGCTAATTTGCCCATCGCCAGGCGACCAAAGCGGCCTGCAAGCTAAACAACTAAGCTTGCGAGGTCTGCCCAATGGCTGCATCCAACGCTTTGCTAGGCTATGGTTCGATCGTCGAGGTGTCGACGACGGGAAACTCGCCCGATGTCCTGCAACAACTCGACGAAGTCACAACGATCACGCCGCCGTCCAGCACATCGGATCAAATCGACGTCACGCATATGCAATCGCCGAACCGGCGGCGCGAATTCATTGCCGGGCTGACCGACGGCGGCGAATTCTCTTGCGAAATGAATTTCATTCCCGGCGGCGCTACCGACGATTTTCTGTTTGCGATCCTGAATTCGCCGGTCGGTGTCTCGCGGCGGCGGTTCATCCGGCTGTCGTTCCCGAACGGCACAACGTGGTTTTTTACCGGCGAGCTCACCGGCTACGACATCGCCTGTCCGTTCGACGACAAGATGACGGCCACGGCGACGTTCAAAGTGTCCGGCGATCTGACAACAGGGTCGACGTGATATGGCGAATCCGCAAAAAGGCGAAATCGAATTCGAGGTTGCCGGCAAGCGCTACACTTGGCTTTTGGGAACCTACGGGCTCGCGAAAATCGAGGAACGCTTAGGCAAATCCTGGCCTAAGGTCATGGCCGATCTTGATCCGCAAAGCATGCACTATTGGCTCGCGGCTTTTCACTGCGGGCTATTGCTGCATCATGACATCAGCGAGCGCGAGGCATCAGTTTTGCTCGACGAACTGACGCTGGGAAAATTCATCGAGATTTTTAACGCGGCGTTCGCCAAGCAATTTCCCGCGCCAAGTGGGGAGAGCGGCGCCCGCCCTCGGGAAGCGGCGGCCACGAGCGCGAATGGAATTGGGACTCCATCATCCGCAAGTGGCTGATCCTCGGACTCGACTTTGATCTTTTTTGGCGTTTGTCGATCAAATCCGTTGCGCTCGCTTTGGACGCCAAAGAAGCCGCTCTGAGAGAAGAATATAACGGGCGCGCTATTCTCGCGTGGAACATCGCCAACCTTTCGCGCGCGCGGCGCTTGCCCAAGGTCGACACGCTTTTTGTTCGCGAGCGCAAACAGCCGCAGACGTGGCAGGAGCAGCATGCGCTAATGAAGCAATGGGAACGAGCGCAAGCGCGCAGGAACGCAATACAGGAAGGGAAGCCAAATGCCGGGTGAAGCAACAATTGGCGCATTGCGCGTCGTGCTCGGCGCCGATACCGCGAAATTTGAGGACAATCTAAAAAGCGCGATCGGCTCACTTGAGGATTTCGGCAAAAAAGCGCTGACGATCGCCACCGGAATCCAGTTGTCGAATATTTTCGAGCAAGCTTTTCACGGCGTTGTCGACAGCATTACCGGCGCCATCGATGCCGCCGATAAGCTGTCGAAAGCCTCACAAAAATTCGGCGTACCTGTCGAAACGCTGGCGGCGCTGTCGAACGCCGCGGCGCTGTCGGATGTCAGTGTCGAAGAACTCGGCGGATCAATAGCGCGATTGTCGCGGAACATGGTCGCCGCCTCGGGGCCGACGAGCGACCAGGCGGTGGCGTTTAAGGCGCTCGGCATTTCGGTCAAGGATTCGAGCGGTCAGCTTAAATCGTCGCAAGACATTCTGTTCGGGGTGGCCGACGCCTTCTCGAAATTCCGCGACGGCGCCACCAAGACGGCAATTGCGATCGCGCTATTCGGCCGTGCCGGTGCCGACATGATTCCGATTCTCGACAAGGGCTCGGCCGGCATCAAGGAAATGCAAGATCGGGTCAAGGAGCTAAACCCGAATTTGGATGTGGATACGCTCGCGGCCGAACACTTCAAAGATGCCTTGAAGGAATTGGCGCAGGCAAAGGACGCCATCATTCTGCGGCTGATTGGCTCGTCGGGCATGCTGCAATTGCTGCAGGGACTCGCAAAAAGCTTTACCGAAACCGCAGCCGACGGCGACAAGCTTGCGCAAATAAGCCAAGAGATTGCCAACGCGATACAAATCGCTGGCGTGGCGCTGCAAGTATTTGTCGATTTGCTCAAGATAGCGGCGCAGCCAACGCTGGCTTTCGCTCAAGCACTTTACCAGATCACGCAGGGCAATTTCAGCGCAGCATTAAGCGCGATTAGCGACGGTTTTGCGAGTGCCGTTAGCAGTAGCAAGGATGCGGCGGCCGCGGTCGGCACGCTGACCAAGTCGGCCACGGACTTCACTTACGTCGGCTTGAGCGATGAGCTCATGAAAACCGTTATGGCGCAAACGCAATTGGCGAATGCGCCAATCTTCGATCCAAATGCCGCCAAGAACCTTAAGGCATTCAATGACGAACTGACGAAAATGCATGACCGGTCGCTCGATATCAGTGGCGTTTTCGCCGGGCAATTGGCAACGGGTTTTTTGGCCGCAACTGCGAACATGGAAGCGCTCAAGGGGCAGATTAAAATTGTCGGCGACAGTTTTGTCACGCTCGGGCCGCTCGCGCAAAAATTCAATCAAGCAATGTTGCAGGTGCAGGCGCAACAGGTCATTCAATCGACATTGCCGGCGTGGCAACAGTTCGAGCTACAGGTGCAGAAAAATACGACGGCATTGCAGGCGCTCGGGCTCACATCGCAACAGATCGCCGTCATCAATCAACAGGCCGCGCTCAATGCCGGCGTCGCTTGGCAGAACGCCGCGCAAAGCATCGCGACAAGCCTCGCCGCAGGCTTCGCCGGCTTCGCGCAAAAGAATAAGGAATTTGCCGGCATCGCGAAGGCGGCAGCGATCGCGGAAGCGATTGCCAACACCTACCTGGCCGCGACCAAGGCGCTCGCAGCTTATCCGCCGCCATTCGGCGAGATTGCCGCCGCAGCGTCGGTCGTCGCCGGGCTCGGCATGGTCGCCAAAATCCAGGCGCAACAGTTCGCCAAGGGCGGCTCGTTTATGGTGCCCGGCGGCCGGAATTCGCGTGACAATCAGATGGTGCCACTGGCGTTGTCGGCCGGCGAGCGCGTCGACATCACACCGGCCTCATACGCGGGCAACAATGGTGGCCGCGCGCAGCGCATCGAGCTCGCAGGCATCGGGCCGCGCGATCTGTTCACCGGCACTATGCTGCGCGATCTGGTCGATGCCTTGAATCAGGGGCAGCGCGATGGCTATCGGCTCAAATTTGCGGAGCGCTGAAAATGCCATTGATCCTCCCGACTTTCGGCTCGCTCGTCGATAATCCGGCAGGCGTGCCGTTAATCGGCTATCAAAATATCGTCACGCCGGCGAACGTGTTTTCCTTGACGGCCGACGTTGCCCATCCGATCAGCAACGTTGCCAATCCGGCAACGCATTTGTTCTGGCGTGCGACCTTCGCAACCGGATCGGAAATAATCGAAATTACGCCGACGAGCGCCGATCCCATCGACTATATCGGCATCGCCGGTCACAATTTGGGAAGTGCCGGGATCGGCGTTTATGTCGAGGATGTGGGATCATCGCCGAACGTGCCGCTGATCGATCCATCGAATTTTCTTACCGTCGCCAACGACTCCCCGGTCATTATCAGGTTCCAGCCCGGCGTTTATTCCGACTTGCGTGTGTGGCTCGATTCTGGCGGCAAGGCGGTCCCGCCGCAAATCGCCGTGATCTATGTCGGCAAATTGCTGGTGCTCGAACGCGGCATCAAGGTCGATGTCGTGCACACGCCGATCCCATTCGGCCGACGTACGCGTGTTGTCAGCGGCATGTCGGAAACCGGCAATTTTTTGGGCAGGATCATTCTGTCGGAATCACGTGCCAGCAGGGCGGAGTTTTTCGGCTTCACTCCCGACTTCTATCGCAACTATATAGACGATTTTCTTGCGGCGGCGCAGGGAAACCCGTTCTTTTGGGCGTGGGCGCCTACTGATTACCCGTTGGAAACCGGATTCGCTTGGCTGTCCAATGACGCCGTCCCGGAAATTTCCCCTGATCATCTTCGGGTTGCTCTCGCTTTGGACATGGCCGGGCTCGCATAGGAGTTCCAAACAGATGCCGATCACACATTCGACCGTCGTCGTCGTTCCGGATGACGGCACATCGCCAGTAGGCAGCGATGAATGGAATGCAAATCATTCCATAAGCGTTCCGATCAATATCAACGTGCCGGCCGGCATTGCCGACGCGATAGGCATTCCGGAATTCTATGTGCAAAGCATGATCGCCCAGAGCAAGTGGTCAAACGACATTATCGCGCCGGATCATCGCTTTGGAAAATCCCGCGCTACTTCACCAGGCGGCGCCGGCACAATTGTACAAGCGAACGACGTGCTCGGAAGTATCCGTTTTTCCGGCGATTTAGGATCGAGTTTAGGCCTTGCCGTCGCAGCGCAGATTCTTGCGTTCGTTGACGGTACGCCGTCAACGACATCGATGCCTGGGAGATTGGTATTCA